CGGGAAAGGAGTTAAAAATGAAAAAGTGTTTTGTGTTGTTAAGGTTGTTTGTTGATATGCTTATATCTTACAAACTAAATGTGAAGATTTTGTGATCATTTCATTCTTATTTTGCTACTTTTATAGGAATTAAATAGATTGCCACGAGACTATCTTTAGTTGCCTCGTGCATCCGTTATTCTGACTGCTCCTTGTGGTGATACTCTGTAAAAACCGACAGTCCCTGTCCCTCCATTTGCAACCATCTGTTTCGATTGGGCTCTAAAAAAGAAGTCATTTCCATTCATACCCAAAAATCCAAGGTTTGTATCATTATTTTCTGCATCAGTCAGTGTCTTTCTAATATATGTCTCTGCTTTTTCTTGTGTATCGATGATTTTTGCCTCTTCATTTTGGTCTTGATTTTCCTCTTCAGAAGAACGATAGTAATACTCTTCCGCAGGATAATTTCCACTATCTTGAGTAATTAACAATCGCGGTTTCGTCTTATCCGATTGGTCGCCGTTAGGATTTTCAACACCAATTCTATATAATAATAGCGCAGCACCAGTAGGCCCCCACCTAATACTTAAGCTTGTAATTGGTCGCGACTCATCAGTAGGTGAATCCTTCGTAATCATTCCTCCGGTATTTGTACTACCATCAGGATGAATGATCAAACTCTCTCCTTTACCATTTTTCCATGTTCCAACTAAAGTAGTAAAATCGCCAGCATTAATCGCTGTAGTATCTAAATCAGCTACAGTTAGCTGACTGTTGTCTTCATCAGCTGTGGACTCTTCATTTTTCACTGATTCGTTAGACTCGACACTGTGGCTCGCTTGTTCGTTTGTCTTATCAATTGTTTCACTCATTTTTTCATTCGTCTCTTCAACTTTAGAGGATGCCTCCGTTGAAGCGGTTACTTTCTTTTCTTTTGGTTCCCGACAAGCAGTTAATGATAAAACCGCTAGCCCGACAAAAAACGCGAACATTCCCTTTTTCACGCCTATTCACCCCGTTCAATGATCTATCTTACTAGACTATTGTACTATTAATTCAACTGTTTAGACAAATATTTATGGAACAGACAAAAGTTGAACCTGTCATTGAATGCTTTGTGTCACATGGACCTATCAATCAACTTTCTTTTTTCTATGTATTATATGAAAAAAAGTGAGCCATCAGTCAAAATGACCGATGGCTCACTTTCTAAATCTTAAAACAAACGAACAAATGGATTATTCAGGTAAATCTACATTATGATGAACTTTTTACATTGCTTTTTCACAGTATTCTACAACCATTTAAAAAGACTACAAATTCAGAACTTTTACATCATTTTTGACTCACATAATTTTACAACCTTTTAGAATATTTGCCCCTTTTTTGCCCCTCGAATGAATATTTATCTTTTCAATTGAAGGTTAAAAAAAATCCATTTACAATCATTTACAGATATTTTATTATTTATTTACACTTAATATCTGAAAGGATAGGTATATATGAAATGTGAAAATTGTGGAGCAGAAGTACATGGAACAATTTGTGAATACTGTAAAAGCAAAATTTCTAAAGAACCACATTCTATCAATATTACAAACAATTACTATAATACAGCTGACAAAAATAGTGTGTCAACACAAGAAAACATACACGAGAAAACTACAACTAAACAAAATTCTAAAAAGAAAATTTGGTTATGGATACTTGGATGGCTTTTTATCTTCCCACTTCCTCTTACTATACTATTAATAAGAAAAAAAGATATGCAGCCAACTGTTAAATATGGACTTATTGCTTTTATTTGGATCTTTGTTTTTGCTATTGGTTTTTTAGGGGAAAATAATAATAAAACTTATTCAAAATTACCTGATATCATAGAAACAACAACCACTACACAAGAAAAGGAACAAAAGAAAAATAAAGAAAATACAAAAAAAGAAGATTCTTCAAAAGAACCTAAGACTAATTCGACTACTAACAACTCTACAGAAACAAACGTTGAAACTGTTTACGCAGAAGATAAAGTAGTCAACAAGTTCATTTCTGAATTTAATGAAAAATCACCATTTAAAATCACTAATATAAGTAAAGGCAATATTAGGACTAAATATCATGGAAATGCTAATGGTTGTTACGTAGAAATGTTGAACGCTAACGATAATTATGCAAAAATATTTTCACTTTCAATAAACAATAATACTGATGCTAATGATAATCAAGCCATGTTTGAACTTTTTAAAATCGCAGTTCAAGTATTAGATTCGTCTATATCGGATAATACAATAGATGAAACCTTAACATATTTCAAAGACAAAAATATTTTGATTGAAAACTACAAGCTTGGCAATACTCTTTCTATAGACTACATTCCTATAAAAGAAAACTTGTCTCACGGAAGAATCGATATATCAGCATCTAGTTATAAATAGTTTGTTTTTAAAATCAAATTATTGCTATTTGTTGTAACATAACAAGTCATGAAGGAGTTGATTTCTATGAAACCAAATTATGTAGGAACAATTCATAAAATTAAGGTATTAACTACTTATCCAGAAATGTTAGTCCGCTTTTCTTTGCAAACTCAAAAAGAGACTATCAACTGCATTATTTCTAAAAAAGAATTGGCGGATGAATTACTCATGTTACCTGATGGCACAGAGCTTGCTGTTTATGGTAGGTATAATCAAAAAAGACAACTCGTTGTTGTGAAAATGTGTGTGCGGAAAATACACCACAAAAATTTAATTAGCTAATTTTTGTAAAATGGCTAAGCGGAGGATAAAAAAATGGCAATGAATGATTTAGCAAACCACATAATTGCTCGTGCACAAAATACAAAATTAGGAATTACTAATTTACAACTTCAAAAAGTACTTTACTTCACGTTAATCGATGGATTAAAACAAGAAATTATAGATGAATCATGGTTAAGCAAACAGTATGATTCCAATTTTTTTGTTTGGCGATATGGTCCTGTAGTTAAAACTATTTACGAAAAATACAGCGTTTATGGTGGAGCGAAAATTTTTGAGCCTAAAGAAGAAATAGCTGAATTTTCCAAACTAAACACTGTTATTGATTTTCAGTTAAAGCAAAAAGTATCTGAGCTAACAAGCAAAAGTCTGCAACATGATTTTTGGAAAGAAAATATGTTTTATATAGTTCGTGGGCGTAGTAATATCCCTTATCAGTTAGAAAATTTGATTAATGAAACAAAAAAATGCTTACCTCTCAAACGAGAAGTAAGTCTTTAATTATGGACCATACAGGACTCGAACCTGTGACCGAACGGTTATGAGCCGTTTGCTCTAACCAGCTGAGCTAATGGTCCAAGTAAGAACCACCTTATCGGGGATAAAATAGTTCTTACTGGTTATAGCTTGATATATAATAATTTTACTTTACTGATTTTCAATTTTCAACAAAAAAACGACCGTCTTATTGAGAAAAGGCGGTCTGTATGAAAAAATAAGAGTTTTAATATGTATCAATATTTTACAATATCTGTTTTTTGAGTTCAATAATTTTTATGTAAAAAGTTGCCGCCTCGTTTGGGAAAGGCGGCAAGAGGTAGTAATAAAATGAAAAATAAAACTGTTTGGTAAATACATTTTACCGCTTTCTTTTTTGAATTTCAACAAAAAAATGCACCTATCTTAGGACTTGGAAAAAGATAGGTGCACCCTTCTTTTACTCTCATAAAAGAAGGTCAAATATGGAAATATCAAAAGGTAACTATATTTTAAATCAGATGTTTTTAAATTTCAAGCTATTTTACAACTGGACAAACAGTCTCTAAACGTTTGTACCATGGAGCATTTTTAGGCCATTTCTCTTTACCAAAGAATGGTATTTCTTTTCCGTTGTTCTCTCTGTATACTGTTTTTATTACTTCTGCCTCATCGCCATGATATAAACGTCGACAATTCACTCCATTACAGAAGAATGTAGCCCAGTGATCACCGTTATCTTCTAATTTTCCTGTTTTACTATTAATTGGTCGTTGATATAAACAAAACATCGTTGCTTCTCTCCCTTTTATTGTATTTTGATTGTTATTACTTGAGTTACTATTGCTTTCGTTTTGATTTCCCATATATTTTTTTATTTGGCTAATAAAATAATCTTTTACTGCATTTGTTTCTTTTCCATGCAATTCCCACGAACGATGAGGACATGCTGTAGGAACAAATTCTTTGTGCAATCTTACAGTATCTCTATTAGGTTGCATTCCCCAAAACTTCATATCTTCGGCTACTTGCTTAAATGTCATTTGCTCATTCGCTAAGAAGTCTGCATCGCTAGCGCCCATCGATTGACAAACCTCATAACCAACATAGTTCAAATTTCCATCTGAATTTGCTGTATGCCAAGCTGCGTTGAATGTATCTTCTACACGTGCAATTGTATTTCGATCAATATAATAATGAGCAAAACCATTCGCTAGTTGCGTAGGAGACATTACAGCTAAAGCATTAACATATTGCGCAGCAGTCGCATAAATACTTCCAGCATCATTATGAATGACAACGCCTTTTGGTGTTGCGTTGGGGCGTCTACCAGCAATTCCTCCACAAACAGATTGATTAATCACTTGTACCATCTTTCGGTTCACCTCCTTTGTCATTTTCATCTTTTAATTTGCTTAAATGATTTTTAACCCAAGAAGGTAATGGGACACCTAGCTGCCCTAAGTTTTCTGTAATCGAAAGACCATAAACAGCAATGTAAAATAGAACAAAACCATCAGCAATAGATGAAAATCCCATTATTTTTAAATATGGATAGGTCACTATAACTAAACATACAACAAGTAAATGTTTAATTAATCCAGGTAATCCCTTTGTACTATTTCCTTCTTCCCTGTAGATTCCCTTACAAATACCTGTTGCAATATCCCCTAACACAATCCAAACAAACACTTGGATAAAGCCGTTTGAAATTAAATTTTTAAATTCTGATATTAACGCTTGATTATCAATAATCACCATGTCTTCCACCTTCCAATAATAAAAACCGCTTAGCCTTTGCTAAACGGTTTTCCTGTCATTTTTGTAAATTCATCTTCTGTTATACAAAGTGGTACAAATTCTGCAACTTGTTCATCTGTAAAACAGCCCCAGTCATACATCATTTTAATGTCATCAAATGTAAATAACATTATTGAACACTCCCTTTCGATTCATTACTAAGTTCTCTGATTTCCTTATCATGAGCAGCAATCATAAGCATTGCTTTTGAATTTAATTTAGCTAAACTGTCAGATTTTGCTTTCAATTCTGCATTTTCTTTTTGAAGATTCATTGTTGATAACATTAACTTCCCATTTAATTGCGCTAAATCATTTGCCTTAACCTTAATCTCTTCATTTTCTTTTTCTAAATTTGAATAAAGGCTACTAAGATTATCTAAGTTTTCCCTATCCAGTTGGTTCATAATTTCTTTCCAACGTCCCTCACTAGGAATAAAAAATTGTTGATTTAATTCAACATCTTCTAATGGGGGAATATCTGTAAATGGAACTTGAACTAAGAAATCATCTGGAACCTCTAATTCTGACCCTCCAGTTCGCCCGAATTGCCATATCGTTTTCATTTGGAGTCCTCCTTAATTATTTTTTTGTTACATTTAAACTATTTTCAGGAAATGGATCATTTGTATGCCAACTACCATGCACATAATGATTCCCTTTTCTATCACTACCAAATCGAATACCTTTCGAACCATATTCATACAATGCTCCATAATTTCCTTGAGGGAAAGTGTATTGGTTTACTGTCAATGGAACATTCCAGAACCCCTCTCTTAATGATGGATCTAATTTAAAGCCCTCTGGAATAAGAAATATCGGTACAAATGCTGTTTTTAATTTAGTTACATCAGCTATATTTACACGTATATACGCATCTACTTTATCTCCCTTACGAACTAAAAGAATATTGGTTTCTGCTCCAAAAGCACTTTTATATGCAGCTTCTACTTCATCAAGCCCTGTTTTTTTGTAAATATACGTGTCTTCTTTTAAAGCAACTTCTTTTCCGTTTACTAAAGGAATCTCTGAAAATTCTTTAATACCACCAATATGTTGAGGTTCGGTTAAATTCACAACATTCGTTGTAAACGCTACTTCTTTCCAATCAGTCCAATTTGAAGGAATACCACCAAATTGACGAATAAGGACAGTCCTTTCTGTTTGAAACAGCTGTCTGACTCCCCCAGGGTCTTTATTAACAATCAAGCTACCAGAATTAGGTAAAGGTTTATTTTCAACTCCTGTAGCTGGAATCGAATAGATTCCTGGTTCTTTAGCATTATTTAAGTCTGTTATTTCAATATTTTTTCTAACAAACAATCCATTTTCTGTTGCTGTTTTATTTACAAACCTAGAATCTGCTTCATCTTTTGTATAAAAATCTGCAGCATGTAATTCTTCCAAGGCTTGATTCATTGCTTCTGTGACAGTTCTTCCAATAGTAGTGATAGAAGTTTCTGCATTTTCTGCAATTTGAGAAATACGTTTTTCTGTATTAGCAATAGTTTCACTAATTTGGGCTTTTAATTTAGTTATTTCAATAGTTATTTCTTCTATTCTTGCAACAACTACATCATAATCAGAATTTATCTTTTTTAACGCATCTTGATACGCTTTATTTAACTTTTCAACTAATCGATTGTATTCTGTAATAATTGTTTCAGCTTCTGGAGCATCAATATCAGCATTCCCTTGTACAATTATTTTAAAGCCACTTGTCGTGTCTCTTTTTCCACTTTTTTGAAATGAGAAATACGCTCTTTCATATGTTCCTTCCACACTAAATGCTTTGCTTGGAAACGTATAATCGAATGTCCCTTTTCTTAATCCTTCCGTTGTCGAACTAATATTATCAGAGTCAAATACTTTTACTTTTCCCCCAGCTGGCTCACCTTCAAAAGTAAGAACTCCACCTGTTAAATTAGCTACTTCATCGCCTCGAGTAATATTTATAGTGATTGTTTGTAGTCCATCATCACCCACTCGACCATAAACGATTGGCGGTAATATAGGATCTTTCAAAAAATCTAAGTTCAATACTTTATTAGCCATCATTTATCACCTTTTCTAATTTCGATTCTAATTCAGTAATTCTTTTTTCTTGCGATTCAACTAACTCAATTAATTGCTTGTTCGTCAAACTGTTTAACATAATTTGTTTATTAACATCAATACTTAAATAATTATCAAAATCACTCTCAATAGCTAAAAAAGGTGAGTATTGAGCAATCAATCCTAATTCTCGTTTTGATGAAGGTTGCTTATTTATATCTTTTGTTCGATATTTTTGTTTTCGATCAAATTCTACAAAATTTAGTTTTTTTGTTTCTTCTATACCATCAATTTTTGTCTCTTCAATATTTTCTTTTAGACGAATATCTGATTGGTTTAAAATAGAATAACCATTCATATTCAAATTAGAATAAAATCCTAAATTTACATTGTTATATACCGTAAACTTATCTGAAACTCCTGCATTTTTTAAATTAGCATTTTTGATTTCGCCTGAACCTCCTACATAACTTCCTCCCATTATTAAATTAGATATGTGGGCTCCTGATGATGAGGCCGCTATTTTACGTATATAAATTCCATTTGTATTTTCTTGTACAGCTATACATCCTATATTTCCTACATTAACATTCATTGCTAATTCTTCTTTACCTGTCTTTACATCTCTTCCTCGACCAAGATACCCTAGCGTTGTTGTCGTATTTTCTTTATTAATACTTACGCCATCGCTATCTAAATCCATAACAGCTACGCCTTTTGAATCATAAAGAGTAAATCTTACGCCTGAAACAGCAGACCTTAACACATTATTATAATAGGTTTTGATTGTACCATCTCTTAAAATTATTTTGCTATAACCATTAGAATTAGTAATTACTCCACCATCAATTGTTGAACCTGTAATAGCAACACCGATAATATTTATTGCTCGAAGTGTTCCTGTAGTCATTCTGTCTGCAACTATTGCACCATTATTAGTCATTGCTAAACCGTATGAACCATTGTACCCAGTAGAACTAAAACCTAAGCCTCCCACATTCCAACGCCAAACTTTTTTAGCTGTTTTAATGTCTGTAGTATCCATAATTAAAAACTCTTGAGGATCAGCCAAAGAAGGATAAATAACAACATGTCCTTTTCCTGGATTTTTAATTATATCTGTAGCTTCTTGTTGTGCTTGTTCTAACCAATTGATTTTATTAGTGACTTGTTTAATCTCTTCTTTTGATTCTTCTATTACTTTAGCAAAATCCGTTCTACTCTCTCCTAATTCAATTGATTCATAACGATCAAGAGAAACGTTCCACACTGTTTTTACAATTTGAGCAGTAGTATTAATTTTTAACTGATTAAAAGTAATCGTTACCCAATCACATAGATCAATTTCTTCTAAATTTTTTAATTGAGTATCCATTACCGAACTTGCTAAATCGACATAACTTGCTTTAATACTTACTTTTGGTACACCGACTTTATTTGATTTAATATAACTTTTAACCATACTTCTTAAAGTAGTAACGTCTTTTGGTTCTTTATCACTAAAATCCACCATCTGGATACGACGCTCTGTATAGTTATTTACATAATCGCTATCAATATAGATTTCAGGTAATGTTAAAATTTCCTCATCATCGCCTGTTCCTATTTTAGCCCAGCCATAAATTGAAGTATAGGTATTTTCTATAGACTCTTCTTGTGTAATATCGGTTAAATTTTTGCCATAAGCAATAACAATATTGGTTTTTTTGCCAGCTTCAACTAATAATTTGACTTGATTATTATCAAATAAATATTCTCCACCAAAATTATCTAAAATTGAACCAGCAACACCTCCAAGCGCTTCTTGAGCATTTTTAAATTTTGAAGGATCGGTAAAATCAATTGATGATTTGGTACCCACATCACTAAAAAAAGAAAAATCTCCTTTTGGCTGCATTCTTTCTTTCAAATAATTTAAAGCAGTTTGAGCAGGAATATTTTCATGTTTTATCCCTATTGTCACAATAGAACGCAATAATTTATAACGATAATGTTCACAATAAACAGTAACTATTCCATTTTTGGGTTTAGTGATTTGAGCAATTTCAAATTTTTGTTTTCTGGCCACAATCGTCGGTCCAGCATTAGCTGTAACCCATCGTCCTACTTTTAATTCATTGAATAACTTACCATTTACTGGATATTCAAAGGTCAAATCATAAATACCATTCTTTTCTCTAGTTACTAGTGGATTAATCGCTTCTGTTAAAGGTCCTAATCCTAAAGAATTCCAATCGTTATTTTTCTTTTCATATAAAACTATAGTACTCATACCGCTAATGTCCTCCAATTCGGTATAATTTTAAAACTATCAATATAGCTGTAATTAATCTGATTTTGGCCTGGTTGTAATGTGATTGGATTATAACCATCATCGTTTAAAAAACAATATTTTGTAACGTTTATCCCGTTTTCTTTGTAAGCAATACCATGCTCACAATCTAAAACAACTTTTCCTACACCAACCTCTTTAGCAATTCTAAATTGTTGACCATTAATATAAATATTACTATCTTGTGTACTACTTGTTTTATTGAAACTAATTATGGGCAAACTTGAAAAAGCTTCTGGATTCGTAATAATTCCATTGTTTGAAACAACTCTTTCTTTGTTTCCATCCAATCGAAAAACAAAGGGCTGACATTTAAACGAAAAATCAATATCTACCCATTCTCTATGCTTATCTCGAGCGGTTATTTGGCTATATCCTAAAGCTTGATAGTAATATTCTCCTTGTTCGCTAAAAATTAATGGCGAATAGGATTTATCTAAATATAGCCATGCAACTATATTTCTAAGTTGCATGGCTATGGTTGTATCTTTTTCTTTATAAATGCGAACAGGGAAAACTTTTTCAATATCTTTTCGTTTTCCCTTATCATAAATGACATCAGAATCAAGACCGTCAACTTCTATAAAGTCTAAAGAAGTTTCAGGAATAACAAATTCTAACTCATTTCTTATTCGCATTCGAAATTCATTTGATTTTCTTCCTCTAAATTGAAAGTGAGGATAATTGGTTAAATCTATTTCAAACGCCCCCTTGTTTGTCGCTCCGTAAGTATTGCTAACCGTTCTGATGTCTCTTCAATAGATTTATCTGACGAAAGGTCTGCTTTTTCAATATTAAAATGAAATACTGGTCGATAAGATTGCGATTGATTCGTTGTATTATTAACAATTTGAGAACCAACTGATGCCATCCCTATTTTTGAAGTGCCTAAAGCTATCTCAGGAGTCACATTTGGCATTAAACCAGTTATTAATTTATCCATAGCAGAGTATGCATTATTGGCATCTTTTTCAATACCAACAGCAATCCCTTGAGAAATATAACGACCTACGTTATCTCGGAACAAACGAGATGGTGAGTGAATTTCCGCTTTTGCTCTAGCAGCTCGGTCAGCTTGCTCTACAAGAGCATTCGCTGCTCTTGTCACTTCTCCTAACGAAGCATACATTCCTTCTGCTAAACCATAACCAATCATCAATCCAATATTTCTCATACCATTTATATTAGACATTCCAGCCGTTAGTACAGCTTGCATTAAAGAAATCATTGCACTAGAACCCATCGGGATAGCGTTAAGTATTCCTTGTGCAATATTTTGTGCGGTTTGTTGCCCGATGATTCTTCCTTGATTTTTCATCTTATTTCCAGAAGTAATAAGAATATTTACAATGCTTAACATGGAGGTTTGAATTTGAGCTCTCATTGCATTAAATGATGTAACTACTATTTTTGTACTACTTGCCATGCTTTTAATTTGTGCACTAGAACCAGCTACCATATTACTAATTTGATTTTTTGTAACATTTGCACTTGAAGATACTCTCATTAACCCAGAAGAAACACCACTAAGAGCGTTTTTTACAGAATCAGAAACTTTAGTTAATGAGCCAAAAGAATTGCTTACATTATTCAAAGTAGCTGAAATAGTCATCACTTTAGCATTAAATGAAGTAATCATCGTCTGAATCGTCATCAATGTAGTTCCTATTGACATCGCTCTTGAAACAAATAAATTAAAGCTAGCACTGGCCATATTTAAGGTTGGTGGAATTGTCATTAATTGTGCTCTGAAAGTTGCTATATGGATATTTGCTCCAGATAAACCAGCTAAGCCCATAACAGCTCGTGAAGCAAAACTAGCAAAGCTACTGGCTACTTCGTTCATTTTAATTGGTAAATTACCAATACTATTTGAAAACACGGTCAAAATATTAGGTAACATTTGCAAAGCAACAGTGGCTGTCTGACCAGCTGTGGCAATCATCATTAAGCCTGTTCCAGCTTGTTGTAAGCCTGGTCCAGCTGTGGCAATACCAGAAGCAGTTATTGCTGCTAATCCTGTTGCAGTTGCTGCTAATGTAGCACCTAAATCTCCCAATTTTAAATCAACAAGAATTTTGATCCCTTGTGCCATTTGTTTAACGCCTTTTCCAGCGTTTAAAGCAGCATTTCCAATAGAATCAAAAATACCTGCTATTCCATCTAAAATATTTTTAACAGTGTCTCCAAAACTTTTTACAACGTTTGAAGCACCATCAAAAACTTTTTTTACATTATCTCCAAAAGTATTAATTACATTTCCTGCTTCAGTTAATATATTGCTAATTTGTGTTCCTAATTCCTTGATAAGATTAGTAATAGAATCGACAATAGGTTTAATTTCTTGAATTAAAGTTTGAAAAGCTTCTACTATCTTACCAAGTATTGGTGCTATTGCTTCAACCATTTTTGTAATTTCTGGAACAATTGGTGTTATCGCTTGGATAATTTGGCTAATTGCATTACCAACAATTGGCACAAGCTGTAAAAACGCATCCGCAAGAATTTGGATAATTGGTGTAATGGCTGTTACAATTTGAGAGATTGCTGAACCAAGTGCTGATATTACAGGTGGTAATGCACTAATAACGGTTGAAATTGCTGTTCCTAATGCTGTAATTGCTGGAGCAGTTGCTCCTATAGCAGTTCCTACAGCTTCTATTGCTGGCGACATTGCGCCAATTGCAACTCCGACGGCAACCACTAAAGGTGCTAAGCCAGAAAGAGCACTTGTAATTATTGGCAGAACACTAGATACTGTTACTATCGCTTGTGCAAATGCTCCTATAATCGTTGTAGCTACCATTGAAAAAGCTGTTCCTATAGCATTGATTATTGTTGCAACGCCTTCTCCCTGCGTAGCTAGTAACGTTAATGCGGAAATGATTATTCCTATTCCTGCACTAATACTAATTGCTGCTACTCCAACAGAAGCGCCAAGTGCTAAAATATTTGCAGGTCCTGCCAATCTCATAGCTTGACCTATCCCCTTAAACGTTGCCGCCAAACCAGCCCCAATACCTTTCGCAGCAGTTGCTACTCCAGTAAGTGCTGTTTTTATTCCTGTTCCAATACCTGTTGCACTTGCTTTAATTGCATTTCCAGATGATTTTACGACGTTAGATAATCCGCTAAAAATTTGTGCAATTGTACTTTTTGAACGACTAATGCTTTTTTCTGCTCCAGTCATTCCTGTTTCAACGTTTTTTCTAAAAGCGTTAAACGGATTGAATGATTGAATAAAATCCAACCCTTTCATACCAGTTTTAACAGCTGAAAAACCGACAACTGTTCCCACTAAAACATTTGTAAATGCTTGAATAATTTTAGGATCTAATTTTGATATAAATTCCGCTACAACTTGAACTCCTCGAGCAATGACACTTATAACATTTCCTATCGCTGTTCCTAGCGTTGACCAAATGGAGGCGTCCCCGACTGAATCTGTTATTTTTTTAAACGCATTACTAACACTTTCAATTGCATTTTTTACATTTTGGATTGCTCCTGTTTCGCCTAGTGCTGTCATAAATTTCTTTACAATATTTGCACTAGCGGTAATAACACTATTCAAAGCAATAAAAGCTTTGCTGATTGTAGAAACCCAAGCAGTTGGTCCTCCCGAAACGTTAGAAAAAACCGCCATTACTGATTGTATCGCTTCTTTTACATTTTTAATTGCTTTAGAGGCGACTTCTACAACTGTGTCTATCGGTTTCGATAAGTCTTTACCTGTAAGCTCACTCAAGCCTTTTTTTAAGTGATCTACAGCTAATTTAGTAAAAGTTGAAAATAATTCAGGTAATCCTTGCAAAATTCTTTTTACCATAGGAATAAAATTACCGAAAAGAAATGTTGAAGTAGTTGTGGCTAAATCATTTAATTCATCTTTTATATCTTCGCCAATTGCCAACTTTCCTAAAACATTTTGCATTGCTGCTTTCATTGAAGCAAACGAACCGCTCATTGTAGTTGCTGCTTCTTTAGCTGTAGTACCAGTAATTCCTAAACTTTCTTGCACTGCATGAATCGCTTTGACCGTATCTGCAAAATCGCCAACCGTATAATGTTCCCCAGTTAATTTTTCTGCATCTTTCATCAAACGTTCCATTTCAGACTTCGTACCGCCATAACCTAATTTTAGATTATCTAACATAGCGTAGTTTCCACGAGCAAGTGATTGATATGTTTGTGTAATCATTTCCATATCAGTACCCATTTTATTAGCGTTATCTGACATATCGATCATAGCAGTATTAGCTAATTCGGCTGCTTTTTTTGTGTCACCACCAAGGCTACCAATCAAGCTTGCTGAAAATGAGGTTACGTTTTCCATATACTTATTTGCTGAAACTCCTGCAGTTTTAAAAGCTTGATTTGCATAATTTTTAACAATATCTGCATTTTCTTTAAATAGTGTTTCAACACCACCAATGGACTGTTCAAGCTTTGCTCCTTCAGAAATTGCACTAGAAAATGAGGTTTTTATCGCATTTATAGAAGCCGTAATTGCTGCCGAAGCAACTTTCAAAAGTCCCATTGACACAACTAAATTCTTAATTGAAATACCTGCACGACCGCCTACATCTGTCAATTGATTCAGTCGATTATTTAATGAGGCTACACCTTTACCATCTACTTCTACATCAATTTCAACTCTTCCATCACTCATCTTCTTCACCTACCTTTTCATCTGGCAATGCATATTTTTTTTGGAGCTTTTTCATTCGACTTTTCTCTCTGGCGGATTCGCCTTTTTGAGGTTCCCAAGTACGAATTTGTATAATTTTTGCCAAAATAGTATCATCTGGCAAACTTTCCAATAATGCTTGAAATTCTTCCCATGACATTTTTCCTTGTTCGTCAAATAAATTAATCCCTATTTGACGAAAAGAAGCATAAATATATTTTGCATCATGTGTTAAATCAATAACTTTCTTTCCTTTTTTTATTGGTAAAGGATTCCCTAAACGATCAGTTGCTCTATCTACCTCTTCATTTAGATAGATATACTTTTTAAGAATGAAATTAAAAAGTAAGAACTGTTGTTCTATCGTTCCTTCAAATTCTTTTTCAAAGTCACATATCAACAGTTCTAAACTCATATTCATTTTTTCTTCTGGAAACAAATTTTCATCCGATAATATATCAAAAACATCTAAAACATTATCAAAAGATAGATCAAGCGGATATTCTTTGCCTTCAAATTCAACTGTAGTGACCAACGGATCATTTAACCGCATCTAATCACCTATTTCTTTTTCTTGTTTTTCAAGGCTTTCTTTTTCAATAAATCAGCTTTCTTTTTAGAAACAGCATCTTGTCGTTTAGCAGATTCATTAGCTATTTTTTCCGCAACTTCAAATTCTAAAGTTTCGAATAAATCTAATAATTGTTCTATATCAGTATATTTTTCATAAATTTCTTTGAAAGCTCCCTCTCCCAATAGGGCATCATACTTAACAGTCGCTAGTTCTTCGGACAATTCAACAATTAACAACGTATCTTCTTTTGTTGGTTGATCAATATTTTTAATTGATTTTAGTTTTTCTTCGCATTCTTTTACTTTTGCTTCGTATTCTTCCTGTGCATCAAAAAAACGTGTCAATTCTTCAACTGTTGTTCCAAAGAAAAATTCTAATTCACCGATTTTAATTGGAAAACCTCTTTTTTCTATTTGAAATTCCATCAATCTTTCTCCTCTTGTTTTTTAGATTTTTTTGAAGTAGCTTTCGCCCCATCGTCAGATTGAGAAGCAAGCTTCTCAATCTGACGGGGCTAACCTTTTGGGGTAACTGTTGGCAAGGTGTCAAATGTAATTTTGCAACTAAATTCTTCATACTCTGTAGCATCTCCAGCACCAGCTACAATATCTGTAACTGTTGCTCGACCAATCACTGTATCACCGTTTGTTTGAACAATTTTGTGCCAAATCTTACGTTCTTCTCCTAATTTATATTTTTTTGATGCAATCAATTTTTGTGCTTTATCTTCAGGATCATAAAATCCTTCTGGACTATATGAACCAGCCACAGAGGTTACAGTTGTTTCTGGTGTACCGTCTCCATCGTAAAAGCCAGTGTCATCTGTTTCTTCATCTGTATCATCACCAATTGAGCTAATATATTTTGCTAATGGTAACCACGTTTCTGCTTCTTTAGCTGGAGCAGTTTCTTCCCCTGGTGTATATTCAGCAATATAATGTTCTCTCAAGGCATTTTTCTTACGTGCAAAATATTGTAAATCCATTTTAATCATGTTATTTTTCCTCCTTAAATGTGGTTAATTTTGCTTGAAAATCCAATAAAAAAACGAACCAACCTTGCTCATCAGCTTCACTAATGTAAGGTCTGTTCGTGATAGTTAATTTATTAAACTCAAACGATTTATTTTGACTAGTTAATTCTTCAATATCTTCTAAAACATCCGACAAAAGCCACAATGTTTGTTCAATTTTATTGCCGTCTTTTGATTTCATGGCAATTTCATAATTTAATAGTTCGTCTTTGATTCCGTCATAGTATTCCGTTTCAACCTTACCACCAGGCAATGGATAAATAACTAAGCTTTCCACTGCCGAAAGATAACCTTTTCGAATATTTAACGGTAAATCAGGTATCTGATTTATTTTTTTATTTAAGCAATCCAGAAAATCCATTATTTAATTCCTGCTCCTCTCAAAAAAGCTCGTTTCCAATCCGCACCGTGAATAGAATTGGCTTTCAAATCCCATCGTTTTCCTGTACCTGGCGTCGAATACTTCTTGAATATCGCTTTTCCATTTGTACCATAAAACTGTGCTTTTGCATAAGGAGTATCATAAATAATTTTTGAGGCTTCACTATTTAAATGAGCACTACCTCTTAAAATACCTCCACCTGAACTTCTAGGAACATACGGATTCATGTCAGCCATTGCTTGATTACCTAGAGCATACCTTCCTCGCTTCATAGCTTGTGGGCTTACTTTAGCTCTAATACCGGTAAGATCAACTTTAACACCCATCAAATCACCTCTAATTCATAAGAATAAACAGTGTTTGAATAAGCCTCTGAAATTTTCTCAATTTTAGTGATAACGTGTTCTTTGCCATCATAAATAACTAATGATTGTTCTTTAAATTCAGGCAAAGGGGTTGTCAAATCCTTATAACAGAAAATCACTGCATGATAGAGTAATTGTTTCCCACTTGAAGAAAAAGTGTACTGACTTCCTCGATCAATGCGACAATTTTCTATAATTGCATATTCTCCGTAAATAGGTTTATTATAGTCCCCTTCTCCTAAATATTCTCGATAAATAAAAGAATCTACTAAAAAATCAATTGGCGGTTTTGACATTAACATGATAAAACACCTCGATATAGAAGCCCTGTGTTTTCAAGATAAATATAGACATCTTCGGCTACTAACGGTTTATCTTTTCCATTTTCTGTAGATTTGTTAGAAATACTCGTTCGTCCAGCAGAAAAGCTTTGCGGAGTTTTATTCAAACTTTCACTGTTATCTCCGCCAGCTTCATAAAAATAAACAATTTGTGCACATAAAGCTAATTTAAATTTTTTAACTCTAAATTCAATTGGATCATTTTCTATTGAATGCACTTGATAAAAATTATTTGTAATATTATCTAAAACCGAAGCTGCTTTTTTGTAATATCGATCGAACAAATCAACGACTACTTCCCTACCCGTTAATTCTGTGAATTCTTCAAAAGTTAGATAGCTAGTCATTACTTTGACCTTCCTTTTTTAACAATTCAATCAAATCTTCTTTTTTATCTGAGGATTTATACGGAATATTTTTTTGTTCTAGGATATTTTTTAATTCAGAAACTTTCATCGATGAGTAAGTAACCCCATCTGTTGATGGGGTTACCCTTTTGGGGAAGAAGATAGCAAATGTTGAATACCAATAATTCCAATTTGTTTATCTTCATAAACTTTTTCCCAATTGTTAGGTTTGGCTAAATCTTTATTAGTAGGTGTAATTTCTCCTGATTCTCTATCAGTATTTGTAAATTTAACGCCATAAGGGTGCATCGTAAACGCTCGTCTAGTGTAAACTTCATCATTTCCTTTATTTGCTACACGAGCAGTTTCAAAAGTAGTTAATTTAGCTGGATTACCCGTATTGCGACCAATAGAACCAGTTGAAAATAGGTAAGTAGTGTAGACTTTTGAATCTCCTGAACCTGTTGAAGGAACATTATCATCAATAACTACTCGATAACCTAAATAAGTAGGAATGTTTACTTCCCCACGAGCATCTGGAATAAAAGCAATTAAGTTTTGTTTTTGCAAAGTAGTATATACAGCTGAATGCATAACAATCATACTTAATCTACCTGCTGAATCGCCTAATAACTGTTTCGCATCTAATACTAAATCTCCTGAAATTCCTTCTGTTGGTTTTGATAATAGGTGCGAGTCATGCAATGCTCCACCATCTGCAAATAAGCCGTTTAAAACAGAAATAAGCACACTTTGTTCTCGACGCATCCACCAAGAAGCAATTTTACTCATCAAAGCACCTAATGGATCATCACCTGAAATAACAGCCGATAATTCGTTAACTGACCAACCACGACCACGATACATAACTGCTGCAATATCTGCACTTGCTGTAATTTTACCAGTAGATAATGCTTTTTCTCCGTCGCCTAAAGTTTCGTCCTCGCCGTCTAAATCATTCCAGAATGGCATATTAACCAACAGACCACCTGATGTAATATTAGCTGATACGCTAGGATCTGATACTGCTACTCCAGATTGAATAAGCGCTGATTTTTCTTCAGTAAAGTTATTCATATAAGTGTTAAATACTTCTGGTGTTACCACATCTAATAATTTTGTAATTTCGGTTGTCATTATTTATTCTCTCCTTTGGTTAAAAAATTAGTTAAATTAAAGTTTTTAGATTTCATTTGTTGTCCTAATGACCCAGAAACTTCTTCGGTTGCAGATGGATTCCCGCCTACAAAAATTCGTGGAACAGAAGGCGTATTTTCCTTTTCTTGAAACAAGAAATTTTTATTTTCTTTTAACGCATCTAGCTGTTCTTTCAATCCTTCTAAACCTTCATCTGTCACTTTTATTGCTTCTTTGTCTAATAGCTGTAATACAATATCTTCATCACGAGCATTAACCTCTTTTAAAGCTAGCTTAATTGCAAAATCTTTTTGTTGCTCAGCAAGTTTTTTTTGCGCATCTTTTTCAGCTTCATTAAATTTGTTCTGTAAATCAGTTAATTGTTGCGTGAGTTCTTCATTGCCTTTAGCTGATTCTTTCAATGCATCTAATTCAGTTTGATTCGAATCAAGTTGCTCTTTAAATCGGTCACGCTCTTGTTCTGCTGTAGCAAGTTTGCTGTTTAATTCAGTAACCGTTTGGCCATGTAATCCCATCACTGAATTAATTTGTTCATCTGTCAATCCAAGTTCTTTTAATTGTTCTCTCTTCATTTTTCTCTTCCTTTCGTTGTTTAACGAGGCTACGCCCTCGATGGAGCAGTTTATCTTTTACGCCTTAACAAGCTAAACAAGGCAAAATAAATAGCCTAGCCAATGACTAGACTTAAAAATCGTCATAACGAAAATCCTTCAATAATGTGTTAATGGGTGTATAAACCTTTTCACGAGCATAATTTCTTGCAAGATACTCATTTGAATCAACTAATTCTCGTAATCTTGCTTGGTTTGCTCTTACCTTTTGTTGCCAATATTTAGCATTTTCAGTTTGATCTAAAGCATCAGAAACCATGTGATTCTTTTTGAATTTCACAATTTGACGTTCTAATTGTCGTTGACGATTTGTCAATTGAGCTACTTTTTCATTTTCTTTGGCATCGATTTTAGGCTGATTGTTCGTGTTGACGCCAGGAATATACGGAATATGCAAATGTTGGCAATTAACGCCTCTGTGACCGCCTGGAGCACCGTATTCAGCATTCCAATAAGGATCATAAATACTTCGATATTTGCAATTAGGAGGCAATTCAGACATTTCTCTCAAATCAACAACATTTCCTTGTATTTTTGAGCACGCCTGTCTTGAACCCATGTGGCTCGTCACAACAACTGTATGAACATCATACTCGCTCATGCGGTCTTTTCTCAACGTGTCGTAGGTATTTGACAAGGTAGACTTTAAAACCGTTCTAATATAACGTTCTAAGCTCCATGTATGTCCCCCTTTATCGATAAAAGCAGACTTAATCCCTTTTTGCGCCCATTGTTGAATCGTTCTTGCTAAAGCTTCTTCAAAAGTAAATAAGCCACTATTAAATGCAGCAACTGTCTTATTAATGATGTCATTATACATTTGAGTTGTTGCCGTTCCATAACCGAAATTCGTAGATAACAACGTTTGGTTAACATAATTATCAATATCTGACCACACTTGATCATGGTAAGCTTTCATAACATTAGACAAGTTGGTTGGCAAAGGTTTTGATTTATAAGGTAATTCTTTATCGACATCTTTTATAATTTTTTCTCCTGTATTTTCAAACATTCGTTCAATTTCAGATTCAGCAATTCCTGTTACTTGAGAAATCACTTTGACGGTTTCCTTGTTAAACAAGTGTAATTCTTGTAGTTTTTCTCTTTGCCATTCTAATATGTCGTCATGCCCATTATTTAATCGCTTAATGAGAATCCGTATTAATTCTCCTTCTAATGATTGATAAAGGTGTGCCATGTTAGAAGACCACAAATCTAATTGATGAGGAGTAATCATTATTCCTCATCTCCTAGCTCTTTACTCATCTTATCTTGTTCAAACTCTTGATAATCTACTTCAAGCGTTTCTGCTCTAATTTCATTGATTATTTTCCTAGCTTCTTTTTCAGTAACTCCAGTCAATTTTTGGATAGCATTTAATTTTGAGGTTAAACCAGCAGTCACTAACTTTGAATAGTAGTCCGCTTTTGCATCTTGTGATTGAAAAATACCATCATCAAAATCAATATTTATCCCTAAATTTTCTACTGGGGAAATCAGATCATAAGCTGTCGCCAATTCAAAAATTGTGATAATCAGCTCTTTCAACGCTTCTTCAACGATAAGGACATTGTCTGAACGTGTAGAAAATGTTTCAGAGTTCTCACTAATAATCTCTGTTGCTGTTTTGACAGATTGACCATCAAAACTAAACGTACCACTAGAAAAACCCGTTTGTAATTCTATAATTCGCAAGATAAAATTAATACTTTCTATAAATTCTGACGAACGTAAAGAAGGAGCAAACTCATCGATAAAAGGTTCATCTGATTTGAGTTGTTGAAAAACAGACGTTTTACTATCAAATCGCTTAATAGGAATACCATTCTTATCATATTTAACTCTAAAAAAGTGATCTGATGCTAAGATTCTTCGTTTTGCTTCTTCAATTTCCCACATGAATTCATCGTATTTTTCATTAATATCTTTGAGTTGACGTTTAGCATTATCGATAATTCCTAAACTTAAAGGACTATCTAAATTAATATTATTTTTTCCTGCCAATTTAATATAAACAAATAAAGGTCTGCTAAAGCCTTCCAAAACGACTTCTTCTTGTAAATTTTTGTATTTATCCAAATAGTCTAACGGAATCCTAACGCCTACTTGTTCCTGATATTCAGAGCGATATAGCTCATTTCTGATAACATACTTTCCGTTTTCCCATTCGTGAAACTCTAACAAAGTATAATAAATAATTTTTTGTCCTTCTGCTTGTTGTGTTAGATTGACAATAACAGCTTCTGAAATATCATTTGTGTTTGATTGAAGCGGAAAAAAAGTATCTGCTCGACAAAAAGCAATCTTTATCTTTCTTGTATTGGCATCTACATAAGGTCTTAAAGCTAACCCGCCAATTGCATATCCAGCTTCTAGCTCTTCGCCAAAATTTTTTCTGAATTTGTTTTCGGCAAACACAGATTGGAGAAATTTGTTAGCTTCTACATCATCTAAACTGATATTACAACCATCATTGAACACTAATTTAGATAATTTTCTGGCAACCACTTTAGATACATTTAATGAATGAAATGGTCGTTTTTGTTCATATCCATCACTATCGATATAATGGACATCTTTATAAATATTCTTGTAAATACGTTTATTGCTTTTTATGCGCTCTAATTCAACTGAATTCATAGCAATTTTAGGGTGATCTGTTATATTGTCCAACGTTTCTACCATTCCTATTTTTGCACCTCCTATCTTGAATAAAGCTTTTAATTTATTAAACATTTTCTCACCTCTATTCTAAACGATATAATTTTTGTAAAAATAGTTATTGCCATACCTAGCTTCATCTAAAGCATGATTATATTTGTCTATTGGCAGTCCATTGTCGTTTCTCACGTACATAGATAATTCTTTTTCAAAATTATAATGATCGTATTTATCGCCTGTTTCTAAAATAATAAATTGACCGCTTGTCATGGTATTTTGCAATCGTTCGATACCCACTTCAATTTTAAGACCATTACTAGAAACTTTGTCAGAACTATTGTTATCAGCTTTATCTGTATCAATACCAATCAAATCTAATTCTGTTCTTAATGTTTTGCAGGCTGGATCAACAAAAAACCAATTCCAATGTGGTAAAGAACGCCATTTTGTATAGCACCACTCAATAAACTTTTTTATTTCCTTGGCATAAATAGACATTGCTTTTGTTACGCCTGTATCCGTTCCACTATGATAATAATTCGCTAAACGATATAGATAAAATTTCCCATCATAAAAAGTGACAACCCAAAATGCACAGGTAGTTGCATCAGCTTGCCCACCATCAGCAGTAAAGAACGTTTCAATTATGTTCCCTTTTATTTCAGTCGCTTTGTTGTGCTTCCCGAACATTGAATAAATAACACCTTGTGGCAAAACTCTACGACCGTACCAGTCACGTTCCAATAAGTATTCGCTACTGGATAACTCGTCATATAATTGTTTTTTTCTTTCTTCATTTAAGATTGGATTATCATTGGGTGTCCAATGCCGAAATAAAAAACGTCCTGATTTCTCAAAACGTTCTAACAATTCTAAATTAGGATGATTAGGAGCTGGTGGATTTTGTTCGCCTAAATGATAACGCCATTCTGCAGCAAACGTCCGTCTAAAACATTCATTGATAAAATCTTTATGCAATAAATTAAACTCAAGAAATGTCACAGAACCTAAAGACATACCAGTAATAGCACCCACAGAGTTTATCTTCCCGCCACCTTTATAGTAAATTTTCTTTTCTCCATTTGGAGCGTAAAGCAAAAGATGGTCTCCATGTTCATCATGCCGTATATCTGAACAACCTGCAAAAATATGGACCAAACCTAAACCGTCCCCATCCATAAACATGCGATAAGCCTGTTCTTGATTATATGCAGTAACAAGATGATTTTGGTCAGGTGACTGCAAATAGAAATCAGCCATTTTAAAAATATCAGAAGTAGTCTTTCCACTACGTGGCGTACCTTCGTTTAATTCAAACGTGATGCCTTTTATAGGTTGATTGATGTTTTCAATCTGCTTCTGACTGAATTGTAGCTGAGCCACTACCATCTCCCCCTAACTTGACATCTAACAAGGAACGAAGCAAATCATTTACTTTACCACTAGATGTTAATTTATCCACTTCATGTTCAATAATTGTCGTTTCAGCTGATAATTTTCTAGCTTGAATACCTGCTATCTTCGTTCGTTCAGCTTGTAATTCTAACTCATTAAATATCTTAATGGTTTTCGTTAAATTATTACTGATTCTAGTTAATGCCTCTTCTAACGATAAAATGTTATCTATTTTTCTGTAAGTTTTCCTTGTTACTTGAACATCTTGCATAACTTCACGTTTTATTTCTAGCTTTCTACCGTCTTTTTCAATTGGTGTTTTAATTTTCCTCAGTTGTTGCAAACGGTCGACTTCTTCGTCGTTTAAACCAGCTTCAGCTTTTTGTATTCTTTTCATCATTCGAAATTGTCGCAATTTCAATAAACGAATTTCTTCTAATAAAACAAGAGAAGGATCATCATTCATGCTAGAATAAATCTCCCTCTCTTCTTCACTCAATGTATCATAAAATATTGTTTCATATTCACCAGTTTTCAAAGCATTTTTATTGCCTACTGGTGGCGAAGCTCTTTTATTTCCTTTGTTACCTACTGCATTCTTGTTACCTCGAGGTGCACCCCTATTTGTAGGTTGCACCTCTTTGGTTGCACCCCCTCTTTCCCATTTATCTCGTTTTTTCCATGACTTCAATGTATTAAGAGGTACAGAAAGCTTATCGGAAATATCCTTATACTTCCAGCCTTCTTCATAATATTTCTTTGCTTGTTCTTTTTTATCCATGCGACATATAACACCACCTCACCATCTTACATAATTGTGTTTTGTTTTCTAATTTTCAATATCTTTTAGCATCAAATCTGCTTCAATTAATATCTTTAAATCGGAAACCTTATCTAATTTGATTTGCCCTGTTTGAAGATTTTTAAGCCATTTTCCTAAAGCAATACGAATAATTTTCTTATATTCATCTATTGATTCTGCTTTTTCCATTGCTTTTTTTATCTCATAATCTAAATCAAATTCTTCGTTTTCCATTGTATAAGCACCCCACATCTGTTATGATGCTAAAAGACACAGAACTGAGGTAAAAGCACGCGCGTGTGGTTTCTGTGTCTTCGGGGCGCTTTTGGTGCCTCGTTGAAGTAGTCGAGTGTTAGCGCACTCGGCTTCTTTTTTATCTTAAAAAGGAAACGAAAGAGATTGTTTTCGGTTTCTGGTTAAACTTCTTAGCAATCTCAATTGATTTTTTGTTGTACGCTTCAATAAACGGCTCGATACGTTCTTTTGCTTCTTCTCTAGTGATTAAGTTACTTCTATATAAGCTTCTAGCGTTTTCTGCTACGCTTTTTAGTTCTTTATTTGTCATAATCCATCACCTCTTGCAGAGCATAAACGATTGATTTTTATTCGTCCAGTGATTCCAGTACAGTTTCTAGCTCATCATCTAATGTTTCTAGTGCTTCAAAATGTTTACTAATTTTTTGAGGATTTCCTTTGTAGAACACTAAGACATTTTGGTGAATTCTAACTACTTTTCTATTGTTCATTGATTGTCTAGCCCTTAATGCTGCAGAACCAGCAGTGTTCAATAAAATCATGTCATTATAGAAATATAAGCCTTCTTTGCTAAATGCTCTCTTAGTCAAACCAGTTAAATCTTGATAAAAGCCTTTTTTATCTCTGACATCAGAAATGGTGACCACTGCGAAGCGATTATCTTTTAGCTTTTTAGCAGAACGTTTTAAAATTTCACTATATACTTCTGCAAAGTCTTCATAGGACATATTACTAATGTCTCGTTCATCGTCTGAATAAACTTCAAGGTCTGCATACGGCGGACATGTAAATAACAAATCTTGACTTTCATCTTCAATATGATGGTCTATATTCAAGCTGTCATCACAAATCCAATTAATATCACTCAAACCAATTTCTCGAGCATTAGCATAGTTTGCACTTACTTGTTCTGCTCTTAAATCAATACCTGTGTAATTATGGCCAAGAACTTTTGCTACTATTCCACGCACAGAACCACCAGCGAATGGATCAAAAATATTGCTTTCTGTTTTTGGGGTAAACCAGCGATAACCCAATTCACAAAGAACTGGATCGAAAATAGAGGTGCCTTCTAGTCCTGGAGCTTGCAAGTTAGCACTAAAAACTAAATTATCCTCTCGGCCAAGTTCACTCTTAATTCCCAATTCTTTCCACTGTTTTTTACGATCTAACCATCTTTTGGTTTTTGTATCTAGGTAGGAAAACGGCGGAAACAAAAAAGAATCAAATAAATTTGAATTCACTGGATTAGCTTTTACTTTATCTGCTAATGTCTCAATTTCATCTAAATCTGATAGTAAATCATCTAATTCTTCTTGATTGAAGCCTGTTAGAGGTAATTCATCTGTGTTAAACTCTTCCAATAACTCAACTAATTTATCTTCATCCCACTGGCCAGAAATCTTATTTAAAGCTATGTTTAAAGCTTTTTCTTTTTCGATAGGTAAATCTACAATAGATACCTCAATTTCGCCAATTCCTAAATCTTTTGCTACCGTTACACGTTGATGTCCACCAACTAAATTTCCTGTTCTTTTGTTAAAAATAGGCGGATCAACAAAGCCAAATTCCAAAATGGATTGTTTTAGCTTCTCGTATTCTTCCATGCCTGGCTTTAATTCAACCCTTGGATTATATTCAGCAGAGCGTAGTTCTGATAACTTCATCTTTTCAATATTCATATCTAATCCCTCATATTTCGCTTAATGTTCTCTTGAATGTTCTTTTCATCAAAATAGCCATGCCCACAATAAACAAGCTTACACGCATCAATTTCT